ACGCCAACAGGTTTTTGGACGGCCGCCCGTTGAACGACAACGCCGCCCGTTGAATCGGCCCCGCGAACACGACCGCCGGTCGCGGGTCCATCCCGACGACGACGCGCAACCGCGTGCCGACCGTGGGTTGTGTTTCGAGGGTGATCGTCGCGGTCGACGGCGCGTCGTCGATCGGGTCGTGCACCGTCAACGATCCGATACGCCACCGGACCGCGTTGCCGCCGACGGTCACCGTGACTTTGGACGCGCGGGTGATGCGGAGATGGCGATCGGGAATGGCGTTGAGGCGAAACGCGTTGAGTCGACCCACCCCGAGGATCGCGGTCCGGGTCGGGGACAGCATTACACCCGCCGCGCGCCGGTGACCGATCGCCCGATCAGGTCCGACACCCGCCGCGCAAGGTTGCTTTCGGTATCGACTAAGTGGAAGGTGTTATTGATGACGATCCCGCCACCGTTCGGGAGAATCGATCCACTCGAGGACGGCACGAACAGTTCTGGCCCCGCTTCCCCGACGATGTACGGTGACCCGGCGGCGACCGGTCCGCCCGCCGCGCGACGCGGCGCCATGAACCCGGATCCACTGCCCAACAGTTGCCCCACCGTGTAGCCACCACGGCTCGACCCCGGCGAGAGCGCGTCGCTGGTCGCGCCCGCGTACGCCGCGTTCGCCGCCTGGATCCCCATGTTGCGATTGTATTGGTCGGCCAACGCGATCGCGGACGCCAACGCGGCGTCGGTTTTCTGTTTGGTCGCGTCGAGGGCCGTATTGACCTTTTGCACCCCGGCGGCGGCGGTGTCCCCGGCGGCGGCGAACCCGGCGCCAAACTGGTTCGCGGCGAGCTGCGCCGCATCGGCGGCGTCGCGCGCCTTTTGGATCGTCCCGTCCGACCAGACCCCAACCTGCGTCAACGCGTATTGATAGAACCGCTGTGCGGCGTCGGCGGTGTCCTGTAACCCTTGGCGCGTTTCCTTCTGGGTCGTATCGTTGACCGCTTTCCAGTCCACCAGGAACTTCTGCTGTTTCTCGTAATACAACGCGCCTAACGCGTCGTAAAACTCCCCGGTAGCCTTCCCGGCCGCTTCGGCGGCGGCGACTTGGTCGTTGTACCACTTATCTAAATTCGCCTGCTCTTGTTGGAGCGCAGTCGCGCCGTGCGACGCGCGTTCGGCATAATAGGCGTCCCACAGGTCGGTGGTCGCTTTCAAGGCTTCCTTTTGCAGCTTCAATTGCTCCGTACTGTCGGCGACCGCTTTGCCCATCGCGGCCACTTGTGTCGCGGTGACACCCCACCCGCTGAGATACCGCCGCACCGATTCCGCCGAGACGCCCGCGCGTAACAAGTCCTCGCCGAGACTCACGACGCCCTGATCCATTCCGGCGAGGGTGCCTTTCCACCCGTCGCCCGCCGACATCACTTCGGCCACGGCGGCGTTGAATTTGTCGTTTTCGTCGTTGAATTTTTTCAGGGATTCCGTCGCGGCGTCGGTCTCTTTCCGCCACCTGGCGTACTGGTCGGCGCTCACGCCGATCCCGGCGGCGTTTTTTACGGTCGCGAGTCCCACCTTGTCGAGGGCGGCTAGTTGCGACGCTTGCCACTCCGTGATCGTTTTCGCGGAGTCCTTGTACACCCCCGCGATGAACGCTTCGTGCTGTTCCTGTTCGGTTAACTGTTTCGTGCGCGCCGTCCCGGCGGCGGTCGCGCCGCCCGTCGCTTTCGCGTTCGCGTTCGCCTGTGTGTTGAGGTCGTCAAGGACGCGGGTCAGTGCCATCCCGCCGCCCGCCGCTTCGGCCATTTTGGAAATTAACGCCGACATGACCGGGTTGCCTTGCGCTAGGACGTTGACGAAGTACCCGCCTTTCGCCGCCAACGCGTCGAGGGTCATGGCTCCGAAAATTTTCCCCGCGTCGCCGCCTTTTTGAAACGCGCCGACAAGCACGTTGACACCTTGCGCCACCGGGCCAATCGTGTTCGCGGTGAGGTTGGCGAGATTCGTTTCTGTATCTTTAATCGCGCGGTTGTACTCCGCCAACGCTTTCACGTTTTCGGTTTCAACGACCGTGTTGTGTTCGCGCCACTTCGTGATTAACCCGTCGATGTCGTCGGCGGCGCCCGACATCGCCATTCCCAACTTGGCGCCGAACAGTTCGGCGGCGGCGGTGTCGCGGAGTCCGCCTTGCAGCGTCGACAATCCCTTTTCGATCGCAATGAACAGGTCCGCGCCGTCTTTGTTTTTGATGTCGTCTAGCGACATCCCCATCAAATGCAGTGCATACGCGACCGACGTGTCGTCGCCCGCCGCGCGCCGACTCAGCGTATACAGCGAACGGCCGAGGGTGTCCGCGTCGACGCCGGATCCCGACATAACGCCCGCCAACGCTTGCAAGTCGCCCGCGCTAATCTGGACTTGCTTGGAGAGGTTATCTAACGCTTCCGCGCCGTCGAGAATCTGATTCACGTACTCGCGGGCGAACCGCACGGCGGACAACGCGAGAAACCCCTGCGTCACGCTCACCAGCGACGTGTACCAATTCTGCGTTTCGCTGGTGACATCCTTCGTGGTCGCGGCGATCGTTTTCAGATTGTCCGGCACCTTGTCGGTCATGGTGCCCAACTGGCCAGCGACCTTCTCCGCGTCGGCGGCGAACCCTTTTAACTGGGTTTGCGCGTCGCCCACAGCGGCCTTGTATTGGCTGAAATCCGCCTCAAAGTCCTGTACGATCGCCATGGATTAACTCTAGGAGTATCGCGTAATCGTCGGGGTCAAGCTCGCGGACCCACTCGACGCGCCAGCCGATCCGAATCGCCAGTGCTAAGTCTGACCGGCGGTCGGCGTCGGATCCTCTTTTTTTTCCTCCAGTCGCGCCGCGACCTGTCGCGCTTCGTGGCGGTCAATCGCGCCGCGCAGCTCGGTCATGTCGGGCGGTTCCAGATTGTCGAGGATCGTAAATTTGTCGAGCAGCGCCGCGCCGCGTATCGGGGGCCACTGCTCAAACGTCCAATCCACCAGATACCCGGCGGTTTTCATTTGCGCGTATTTCGTCGGGTCGAACACTAACACCGTCGACCCGTCCTCTTCCTTCGTCACGGTGTCGTGGCAGGCGCGGAACACGGCGCGGGATTCGCCCTGATTCAACACGCGTCGAACCGTCACGGTCGCGCCGTTGCTGAGGGTTAACACGTCGGTGTGGGGTTGGACGAATTGAAAACGCGCCATGTTATCCGCCGGGTTGGCCGAGGGTCGCGGTTAAGTGCGTCGCGTCCGTCATCTGACACGACACCACCGGGAAACACAAATCGCCCCCCTTCCGCGGCGCGGTAAAGCGGACCGATCGCTGTTGGAGCTTGAACGTGTCGGCGGACTTCACGACCGCCGACAGGATCCACGCGCCGGGAGTCTGCTGAATCGTCCACGAGGTAAGACTCGCGGCGGTGAAGTATCCCCACACGATGGCCCCCTCCCCGCCGCGTAACGTCAAGGACTCGAACATGCGTTACGGCGCGACGCCCGCCACCCACCCGGTCCCGTTCCAATACGCCGTGGAGCCGTCGGCCAGGACGATCCGTTGCCCGGTACTCCAGGCGGTCGCCGGTGAGGCGGTGACCCCGGACAACGCCGCCAGATTTCGCGGCGCCGACGCGCCCGCCGGGGTGAATGTGCCGTTGCCGGTCCCCGGACCCGCGCCCGTGGCGACGACTGCCCCCGGCACCTGCCACGACCCCGCCGCCTTGAACGTCCCCGTCACCTTCGGCGAATTCAGGGAACAATCGATCGACGCGTCGAGGTACGCCAACCCTTGCCAGAAGAACGTGGATTCGGTCGTGTTCGGGGTCAACTGCAACGTGCCGGGGACGCCCGACACCGCCGCCTTGAAGAGCGCCAGCTCGGTCGAATTCCAGAACCCGGCGAAACTTCCGGCCACATCCATAAAGCCCGGCGACCAAACCTTGTTGGAATCACCCCAACAGGTGACATCCTCGAAATCGGTTTTGTTATCGAGGGTCCATTTATTCAGGGACGCGATTTGGACTAACGTCGCGCCGCCCGCCGGATCCCACGACACTTTCCCGTTGCGGCCATTCTTAATCGACATTCGTTACTCCTTAGTCGGGCCACGCGCACTCTACCCGGTAGTACCCGCCGTAGTGATGCCACGACAGGGATTTGTCGACTTCGTCGACGACCGAATCCGCCAACCGTTCGTCACGGACGCAATCGATCGACGCGTACCCGGTCGGCGTCGCGATCGGGGTGTCGCCGTCTAACACGTTGTCGATGCGTTCGGCGGCGTCTTTCATCGCGCCGAGCGACGTGTCCGTCGAGAGTCCGACCGCTTGCGCGATATACCGCACCGATTCCAGGCGGCGGTGTTGAAACACCCCGTCGTCGGTCGACTGGTCGACGGTGACCAACACGAACACGCGCAATCCCGGCGGCGGGATCCCGAACCACACCCCGCCGGGGACCAATCCCGCCAACGTCGCGTCGGCTTTGAGCGCGTCGAGGATGACCCGATCGATCTGGCTGGAATCGGGGTTAGACACGGGGCGCCTTTTTCACCGGGAGGTCCGCGAGTTCGGCGCGCATGGCCCGAACTTCGATCGGGGCAATGCGACTGAACACGTGTCCGTGGGGCTTTGGCCCTTTCGTCGTCGCGCCGCCGGTCTCGAAAATCTTGGCGTACACCACGTCGTTGCGGAGCGTCCATCGCGGGTGCAGGTCCGTCGATCGGTCCGTCAGGGTCAACCCGCGTTGCAACCGCCCGGTGACGACCGGGTACCCGTCGTGGATGGCCTGAAAGGCGGCGGTCGCGTGCGTTGTGACGATGGACGCCGCCGCGTCCGCGACCGCTTGCGGATACGCGTCGAGGAGCACCAGGTATCGGTCGAGGTTGCGCCACGCCATCACGGCACCACTTCCGCCGCCAGCAGTTCCGTCGTGCGGTCGCGTTCGTCAACGTTCGACACGTACAGGACGTTGAACGTGCGCCCTTTGAAGGTCACCCGTGTTTGTGAGGTAATCCCCGGATGGTACCGGCCGGTAATGACGTGGGTCGCTTGCGCGACGACCGACCCGCCGCCGATGGATTCGAACGACCGCAACCGGGTCGAGGGCGGTTGAATGGCACACCGCCACGTCGGCGGGTCGAGCGGGAGCCACGACGGCACGAACCCGCCATCCGGATCGCTGATGGGCGGACCGGGGTCGTCGAGGGTCACGACGTGCCGGTAGGATCCGATCGTCGCGCGGGTCGGGTCGATAGAGGACAGGGCCACGCGTCACCCCACGACCGGCGTCCGGTGTCGCCCCAGTAAGTTGATGATGGCGCGCCACACCGCGTCGTCGGTCGTGGCTAAGTCGTCACCCCGGTGTTCGTAATAGTGCCCCAGTAACAACTTGATCGCGTGCACGACGGCGCGCGGCGCGGTCTGGTCGGTCCACGTGCCGTCGCTATCGGCGCCCATCAACGCGCACACCGCTTCCTGCGCCGCGTCGACGAAGGCCGCGATTTCGGTGTCATGGTCGGTGTCGGTGACCTGGAGAAACACCTTGGCATCGGCCAACGGGACCAACGGCACCGACGGATTGACCCACGACACGTCCAGCGGCATCAGTTCACCGTCACCGGGTCCGGGGTCGGGTCATCAGCGGGGGCGGCCGGTTGCGGTCCCGGCGCGGGGGGCACGGCGCCACGTTCCGCCAACGCCGCCAACGCCCACATTTGTTGCTGCATGTACGGGGTATCGCCACCGGGCACCGGTCCCAACCCGAAATACTTTTTGCGGGCTTCGTTCGGCGTCATGGCGCCGGACGCAATCGCGTCGTGTGCGGCTTTCGTGCGCGTCTCCGTGTCCATCCAGATCAGCGAGTCGTAATCGAATTCGGTCCCGTACGGCGCGGGCAACGCCAACCCGTCGTCGAGCACGTCCTCCATCGACGCCATGTGTTGCTGCAGACACTGCGCGTGATACTGCAACTGCGTCGCTTCGGAGTTCGCGTACGGCGGTTGTTTCGACGCGTCGATATAGGACAACGGCACCCCGAAACACCCGGCGATCGTCGCGATCGCGCCGTCGCGTTGTTCGGTCAGTTGCGCGTCGACCGCCGTGGTCCCGATGTCCTGATATTTCATCCCGTACCCGACAATCGCGGTTTTGCCGGGGCCGAGTGCATGCCACTTCGCGGAAATCCTGGCGGCGATCGCGTCGTCAATTTCCGTGGGCGCAATCAACACGCCCGACGGGCGCCCGCCTTTGGAGAAAAATTCCGCCGACGCGGTGTCGATCAACGTGCCGAGGGCGGCGTTCAGTCCGCACGCGTAGAGTGGCGACAATCCCATCAAGGGGTGAATGGCGCAGTTCCACCGGTCGTGCATGATTTCCGATGCGGGGATCCCGATGTCGCCGTCCGGCAACCCGGCCAGGTACTGCGGACTCACCGCGTAGAACACCGACCCGTCGGGCGCGACCAGCACCCGCACTAACCACGGGTCGAGGACGTACATCGCGCGCACGACCCCGCGATCGTCGCGGTCCTTCAGCACATAGGCATTGCCGTTGAGGAGCTTACTCAGGATCCACGATTCCTTGAACTGCGCGAACGTCTGATACCGGTTCGGTTTCTCGAGGACCGGTGAAAACGCCGGGGAGTACGTTTCGGTCCAAATCCCGTCGCCGTCCTGTTCCACTAAGCGCAACGGGATCTTGGCAATGTCGCCCGCAATCAAGGAGACACACCGGAACACCGCCGGATTCGTCAGGAGGTTCGGCGGGGTCAACTGGTCGTCGTTCAGTTGCCACGCGCCCGTGTAGGGTTCGCGCACGACGGGCGACCACCCGCCGCCGCCGCTGACGGGCGGCGACGGAACGGATCCGGCAATCATCGCCGCGACCCGCGATCGCACCGTCGAGAGCATCCCCACGGCGACCGCCGCTTACTTGTGCGCCGCCGGGGCGGATTTGGTCGGGGGCACGTCCGCCAGGGACGGCGCGGGGTAATTCGCCGCCGTCAGGTAGTACACCGCGTTCGCGTTCGCGCGCAGCCAGTTGACGTAGCGTTCCGCGCGCAACCCGACGAGGTTGTTCTGCCAGAGGGACACGTACACGGTCGTCGCGTCCGCCGGGGACATCGGCGCGGAGTCCATTTGGACTGACGCTTCCCGCGACGCGTCGATCGTGACCCCGCCGTCGTCGGCGTACAGAATCAGCGACGGCTGAAACGCGATAATGTTGCCCCCGACGGCATTCGACGCAATGACGTTGATCCCGCGATAGTTCCCGCCGTCCACCGTCAAGCCAGGGAACATCGGCGAGCCGTCGGCGTACGCGTAGAACGACATCGCCAGGGCGTTGGCGGGCGACATGATCACGGTCAGGCCGCTGAGCGGGACGTTGAGTCCGGCAAAGTGGCTGATGATGTTCAACAGGTCCGCGCGGGGATTCGCGGTCGCCACAGCGGTCGCCGCGCCATTGGTAATCGACGCGGGGTGCACGCCCGCGACCGCCGCCACGGTCGGATCGGTGAACTGCGTGTCGAGGAACTGCGCGATCCCCTTCACCATGTCGTCGCGCGTCAACGCTTCCGCCGACGGGGACGACAGGCGCACCAGTTCGTCGGTGAGAATCACGATCCCCGCCGCCTTGGCGATCCCCAGCGTTTGCGTGTTGAACGCCAGCGACGTGACCGCTTTCGGTTTCTGCTCCCCGACCCACCCGTACGTGCCCCCGGCGGTCTGCCCCGGCACCTTCGTATTGAACGGGATCACCCGGAACCCGGACACCTTCCCGAGGATCGTGGCGGGGCGCAGGAGCGCCAGAAAGTCCGACGAAATATTCGGCTGCACCAACGGACCGGCCCACACCGCGTCGGTGGACGTGCCAGGGGCGACCGCCGCCTTGAGGGCCAACGCGACTTCGGGCGTCGAGTCGTCCCACCGTCGGGCATATTCGGCGGCTTCGAACCGGTTCCCTTTGCATTCGAGGATGGCGCACGCCATCCGCACGAACGACGTCCCCGGCGGGACGTTCGGCCGAACGGACACCTGACGCGGCGCCACCGGCGCCAGCGGGCGCGCCTGGGGCACGATGACCGGTTCCGCTTTGGTGACGTTGAGCGCGGCCAGCTCGCGCCAGTTCACCAAGTCGCCGTCGATCGCTTTCACTTCCGCCGACAACGTCGCGTATTCCGCTTTTTGCGCGTCGTCGGTGGTCGTTTCCCCTTCGACGGTGGCGTCCATGATCGCCGCCATGCGCGCGACCGTGGCGGCGCGTTTGGCTTCGAGGGCCGACACGTATTCGGATGCGGTGTGCTTCATCTTCGGATCCTTTGCGCGCGGCGGCGCCGCTAACGACTTGACGGTGAGAATGGACGCGTGCGCGTTGGCGGGAATGGTCACCAACGACAATTCGCCAATTTCGGCGCGGGTGACGGTGCGCCCGCCGCCCTTCCTGGGTACCGATTGCAGGATGCGGATCCCCAACGAGACGCCGGTGAGCAGGCGCGCCTTGATCGAATGCCACGCTTCGTCGATCCGCGACTGCACCGCGCCGGGTTCGGCAATATCCGGCAACGCCCCGTCGAACACGATCCCGTCCGGGGTCGCGGTCAACGTGGCGAATCCGACGGGTTTACTTTGGTCGTGATGCAGGAGCAACGGAACGGGGTTTTTGAATTCCAGACCGGCGGGATCGATCACGTCCCCGTGGCGGTCGACTTCCGGCGTGGACGCAATGCCGGAAAACTGGCGCGCGTCGGACGCCAGCGATTTGACCGTCAGCAGGCTATACGCGCGTTCGAACATCGTCCAGGGTGCGGTCGAGGATGCACCCGGACGGCGCGCGGCGGGGTTGTTTCATCCAACAACCGGGTCGCGCCGCCGCCGATTCATCGCGGCCATGCGGTCCCGGCGCCAGCACCCGCACGATTTGTAGTGGCCGTTTTTCAGTTGGTACCCCGGATAGGCCTTGGACCGGCCACACGCGCAGAGACAGATCCACCACGCGGCGCCGTCGATCTGCGTGTGATAGGCGAGGACAAACAGGCGCCCGAAGTGACGACCCGCCAGATTCTCCCGTACGCCGCGCGTCATCGGGTCAATTTCAACCGCAGCAAATCGCGCACAAGCGCCGACAGCGACTGGTCCTGTTCCAACGCCTTGCGGACCAACCGGTCGTAATCCGCCGTGCGGACATACGTCGACAGTTTGGTCCCCGGTTCGGCGCGGGGGCGTCCTGGCGCGCGTCGCGGCGGCGCGTCGCGTTCGTCCGTCACGGGACGAATTTCAGCAACGCCACCAGAATGACCGCCACCGGGAGGACCGGATACCCGACCCCGACCAACGCGGCCACGGCGAGGAGGACCGCGATCGTGGCCAACACTTGTCCGGCGGACATAGGACGCCTCCGTTACACAATCAACTTGGGGACAATCTCGACGCGCCCATGTTTCTCGACCCGGCACGGCGCGCCGTCCGCGTCGCGTTGCACGCGCCCGTCGCGGTCGCGCACCACCACCACCACGAACCCGTCGACATCGTCCGCCACCTGACAGTCGTTGGTGATCTCGACCCCGTCGAGATACACCCGCGACTGCATCGCGCGGGGACGGGTCGCATCGAAGATCGACAGGCGCATACGGTCACCCGATCACAAACACGTCGTACTTCGGGACCGCCGCCACCGCGCGCAAGTACCCGCCGAACGCCAGCGTCAACGCGTCGATCGCGTCGATCTTGTTCGGGGATTCCGGGTGGTCTTTTTTCGGAATGATCGAATCATCGACCCCGCGCCGCACGACGACGTTGGATGCCTGCCACCGCAAGCACGTATTCCCGTCGTGGACAAACCGCCGGTGGCGCACGCGCGTCTCGAGTTCGCGCGCCGGACCCGTGGTCGTTTTCGCGTTTTTCTGTTCCATGCGCGCGGGGAGTCCGCTGTTGTACAACGCGCCGGTAATCTGCACGGACCCGAACTGGTCGAAACAAATATCGCGGACCGCGAACCGCTTGCACCATCCCCGAATGTCGGTTTCGATGCGCGTGAAGTCGATCATGCTTCCCGCCGTCAAGATCAATTCCCCCCGTTCCTTCCACAACCGGTATTCCGGGACCGCCCGCGCCCGTTCCAACACGACATCTTCCGGGAGATAACACCGCACGAACCCGACCACCCGGTCGGCGTCCTCGAACAGCAACGCGACCGCCGCCAGGTCGTCGAGCTGCGCCAGGTCCGCGCCGATCCAACACCGCCGACCGACGAACGCGTCGAGGGTCAGCGACGGGTCCGCGCACGCGTCCCACGCGGCCATGGACAGCCACGCCGATCCGGCGTTCGCCCACTCGCTGCAACACTTGACGCGGAATTCCTGTTCGAGCCCCGGCGTGGTTTGCGCGTCGAGGCAATACCGCCGCATCTGGTCGAGGAGCGGCGTCACCCCCAACATGGGATTCGCTTTGATCCAATTTGTTTCGTCGCGCCAGTCGTCCCCGTCGTCGATCGTGTAGATCGCCCCCCACACGTGGTCGGCGGTCACGACGCCGTCGAGGATCTTCGTCAGCGTCGACCGCATGGCGTACCCGACCGACAGTTGGTCGTACCCGGCGGTGGTCGGGCACAACAGCAGCGGATTCGATCGCGCGCCTTGCGCGGATTTCAACACGTCGTGCAGTTCGAAGGTCTGCGCGTGCGATTCGTCCAGGCAAATCACCGACGGGTTGAGGCCGTCCTGCGTCGATGCTTTCGAATTGATCGGACGCATCGTCCCGATCGTGTGTTTGCCGTCCTTGAGCAGACAAATCGCGTTGGCGAAGGACCGCAACCCCCGGTCCTGCAGCCACGGGGACCGCGCGACCATTTGTTGCGCGATCGTGAACACGATCCGCGCCTGCGATCCGGTCGTCGCGCCGCACACGACCGACGGTCCGGGTTCGTCTTCTTCCAACAGGTGGTAGAGCGCAATCGCCGCCATCAGGGTGGACTTCGCGCCCTTCCGGCCCATCTCCCAGTACACGGACGTGAACCGCCGCACCCCGGTCGTGCGGTGGCGCCACCCGAACAGCGACACCAACAGAAACACTTGCGCCGGTTCGAGTCGGATCGTCGGCGTCTGCCACCGCCCCTCGACGTGCGGCAACCGTTCGACGAACGCGCACACGCGCGCCGCCGCCTTGGAGTCGAACACGTACGGCCAGTCCGGGTCGTCCCGGCTCCGGTCGAGGTCGCGGCTCTGCCGTTCAACCGCCAACCGGACCCATTTGGACGCGGGGATCGTCCCGTCCGCAATAGAGCCCGCGTAGGCGGTCGCAATGTCGAGGAAGGGTCTAGGTCGGGGGCGGGTCCGATCGCGGTTCCTGGGGGCTGCAGGGGGCAATTCCGAGGCAAGGAGGCGGGTTCGCGCCGTGGTGCCCCTGGCGTCCTTTTCGGCCTTACTCAGCCGTGGACGCCCGCCCTTGTTTCGATGCGCGCCGGGAACGGATGCGGTGGTATCGATGCGCCTAGCTTATACGACCCGTCGACACCCGATTCCGGCTTCACACGCGTGCACTTCACGCCCTTGCACAGTGCACACGGTTGCACGCCGCACGGTAAGTCCCATTTCTGCACGGTTTTGCACGGAATTGCATACCTGAAAAGTGGCGTCGGCGGCGGGTTTTCCGCGCAAAACTGCACACCTTTGCACGGCCCCCCGGTTTACGAACCTGCACATCACACCGATGCACTCTGCACATCGCCGGGGATTTCGCCCGTTTTGAAGAAGCGATCACACGATAGCGGGTATACCCACCGACGGCGCCGATCGCGATTTGAACCCGCTTCAACCGTGGCATTTTATTCCCCCCGTTCCGTTTTCTGCTGATGGCAACGCGGACACAACGCCTGCAGGTTCGACCGTCCCCAGAACAAGGCGGGGTCCCCGTTGTGTTTGCGAATGTGATCGACGTGCAGATTCACGGTCAGGAGTCCACACGCCGCACACGTATACTGCGCCTCCGCAAGGACGATGCGACGCACGGCGGTCCACGCATCGATGCGATACCAGCGACGCGTATCCCGGTTCGGGCGGTCGCGTTCGCGTTGCCGTTCGACGGGCGCCCGGTGTGCGTCACACCGACCCCGGACGACGCGTGCCGGACAGCCGGGGACCGCGCACGCGACGAGCGGTCGGTCCGGCATCAGTCGTCGACGGTTTCGAGTTCTACGTATTTCCACGTGCCCGGCGCAAACGCGATCCGTTCGTCGCCGTCGCCGTCAAGGAGCGACAACGCGCCGTCGTGCGATCGCACGTGCGACGCGGCGATCGTGCGTTCGGTGCCGTCCGTCAGGACCACGTGATACTTGCGCGGCGCGTCCGTCTTTTTCGGTGTCGCCATGATGTGTTGTTCCTCCCAATAATGCAGATGTAGTTTTCCATCCCATTCAAACCAACCGCTACCGGGACGCGCAGTCCTCACCGCAGTAACGACGCCAAGTGCAGGACGACCAGCAACAACACCGCGACCCAGAGCGGCGCGCGGTTCATCGACGCCAGGACCGTGACGACGAACGCCGCCACCACGACGACTAACGCGAAGGGCACCATAGGCCGATCCTCCGTTACAGCAAATCGAACAGCGGCAAATCACCTTCGTCGCGCGCCGCTTGCCGTAGCTGCGACACCAACCCGTCGAATTCGTCGTTCAGTGCCTTCAGGTGCGCTTTGCACGCGGCCACGTCGGCAGACTTCGCCACGATCGCGCGTTCGATCCGCGCCATCTGATGAAACCGGCGCGCGGCGTGTTCTTCGGTGACGTTGCTTGTGTCGGCCATTCGGTCCTCCGTGTCGAGTTGTCCCGAGGCTCTGCCCCGTTCGGGACCGACGGGTTTGGGAGCAAACGGCGCGCGTGCGGGTGGTGAGTGAGACCACGCGCCGTCCGCTTCAGAGTCGTTTACCGTTTCGGACCGGCGCCGCCAGGACCGGGGAAGTACCCCCACCCGTACCCGGTCAACCATCCCCACCCGCCGAACGGCGGTGGTTCCTTGACGACCAGCGACACCGGCGGCGTGTCGGACACGTCCGGCGGGTCGACCGGCGGCGGCGGAATGACGATCGGGTGTTCCGGATGGCCACCGGACGACGGCGGCGGAATGATCGGTCCGCCACCGACCGACAGTCCGGTGAGACTCGCCATGCCAACGATCGTGACCTGTCCGGACGATCCGTCGTCTCTGGTTTCGATCCCAACAATCGTGATCGGCGTTGCGCTCATGAGGCCTCCAAACAGTGATGGGGTTACGGTCGAGCGCGGTCACGGCGCCAGCGGTCAGCGTCGGGACACGTCGCAAAGTGACTCACGGACGCGGCGCGGTCGACTTCGGCCACGTCGTCGTCAAGGTCGAACTGCGTCACGAATCGCACGGGCGGGTTGAACGGCATGCGCGAGCCGCTGACGGTTTCGACCCATTCGATGTCGGCGCCGCACGATCGGCACGTCCCACGCGTCACGGTGCGATGCGCCAACAGCGGTTTCATGCGTCCTCCGTGGCGCGCCGCGCGATGTTCTGATAGCGCACAAAATAATCCTCGAACGTGTGCAGGATCCGTGCACGGTTGACCGGATCCGCGACGCGAAACAGTTGCGCCAATTGCTGGACGAACTGGCCACCGTGCCGCGTCATCGCGTCAAGGGTCGCATCGTCCGGCGTCATGGGTCCTCCGTGTCCTCGACGTTGCGTGCCGCAATGATGCGGGCGCAGTCCGCGCACGTCGGCGTGTTGTCATGGTCCCCGCGCCGGATGTAGGCGCCGCACACCGCGCGCACGTGCACCCGTCCCGGCGCGTCGTAATCGCAGTAGTGCGTCACGGCTTTTGGGCGCGTCACGGGGCCACCGCCCGCAACGCGTCGTCGACCGACCGCACGACCGGCCACGGGATCTCGGACTGCAACCGCGTCCGGCGTCCGGTGCCGGTTTTCACTTCCAGCGGCGTCCACACGCCGCGATACCGGACCAACAGGTCCGGATTCCCGGCGCCGCCGATATGCCACACCAACGCGCCGTGCGCGCGTAACATCGCCACGATCGCGGGTTCCGCCGCGTCCCGTTTCCCGCCGCCCGCGACGCGCCGGTAACTCATTTGAACGCCCACCGGATGTCGGCGGCGGGGACCGGGTCGACCCGCCGGGGTTCGCGGACCACGATCCGCGTGTTGGATTCGACCAGCGTCAACGCCGCCGTGAGGTCGTCCGGCGCGTAGTCGATCCGGAGTCGCGCCAGCCGCGTTTTCACCGCGTCCTTCAGGGACGCGTCGTCCTCGAATTGCTCCCCCGCCGCGACCGTCCGCAGGACGCGCGCGATCAGGCGGATCCGGGTCGTCGTCGGTTTTTCGTCGGGCTTTTCGTTCGGTGCCATGGTTTTTCCGTGTTTCGGAGGTTCTAATGATCCAAGTACCAACCAAAGACACGACGTACAGAGGATCTTGCAAGTACGAAGATGTCTGTCCGTACTCTGTACTCTGTACTCACCGGTCCCGCGCGGCCCACGTCCGGCAGACGTCCGGCAGTGTCCGCGCGGACAAGTGGCGGACACTACCGGCCCCATCCCCGCGCCCGCGCCCGTCGTTTGCGGTCCCGTTCCCGTTGCCGGAAGGCTTTGACTTCGTCCGCGCTCGGGTTGCCATACTCGGCGTAGTCGTGAATCAGAAACCCGGCGCCGCCGTTGGTTTCCCAGAGGTTCGCCTGCACCAACGCGTCCGCGACCGCCAGGGGATCCGCCACATGCTGGCGGAACGATTTGACCACCTCCAGCGGGACATGTCCGTCGGACAGGTGCTTGTTACTCCAGAGCAACCCCAACGTGTAGACCGCCAACGCCAACCCCGGACCGTTGCGCCCGATCGCGTCCCCGGCGGCAAACAGCTTGCGGTGATCAATGAGGTTCGTATCCAGCCGGACCCACATCACCGCACCGGTTCGTCCGTCGCGTAAATATCAATCCCGGCGATCGCGCCGGACGATTTCATCGCGCGCACGTACGCGCCGATTTTCGTGTCGTCGAGGGTCAGGAATTCGCGCGGGACCACCGACGCGTCGTGGACGCGCCACCGCCACACGGTGCGGAATTTGGCGCCGGTGTCTTTCACCGGGTCGCGTTCGACGACGACAACCGGCGGCGCGGTGATCGCGTCCTCGACGACCGCCGCCGCCAACGCGTGGTCGCCGTACGATTCGAGGGTCGCCGCTTCCGCCAACGCCGCCGCGTCCAGCTCGCGCTGGCGCCGGTCCTGTTCGGCGCGTTCGCGGTCGCGGCGCGCCCGGTCCTGGTCGGCTTTGTACGCCGACATCGCCGCCGCAATCAGCCGGTCCGACGTGTCGATCGGTTTCAGGATGGCGGATTCTTTCGCGCACAACGCTTTGTGCAGGGTGTACGCCATGGACTTGATCGGGTGGAAATACTCGACGACGCGCGCCCGCATCGCGCCTAACTGTTCGCGCGCCGCGACCGCCGCCGCTAAGTCCTCGACGGTCGCGATCGCGCCGACTGCCACGCGATCGGCCAGCGCGTGTGATTCGTTCTGCAAGTCGCCGCCGACCGTTTCCGGGTCGACCAATATCGGCGCCGTCATTGTTGTTCGTCCATTGGAAATAGCGATCCTTGCGCTGGATTCGCACACGCCACTGCATGTAACAACCGACCCGCCGCGTGTAAGTCACCGACCGCCCGCGCGATTTTCTGTTCCGCGTTCGGCGTCAATACTCGCGCCGCCGAGGACCACGCGATCCGGTCGGGTAACAGAAACCCCTTTGATGTGCGCGTGTTGTTTTCGCGCACGGGATACCGTCCCGTGTCGTGATACGCACGGAGTAAGACTTTGGAAAACACAAACACCACGTCGTAGTTGCCGATGATATAGAGCCACGAATTATCGTCCCGACAAATACCGGACGGCGCGTAATCGCCGTCGCGCGGGCGCGCTTTTTCCGCGACTTCGATCCATAGCCGTTTCGTCGTGGCGTATTTTTCGTCGTGTTTGATTTCGACGCCGCACGGCCCTTCCCCGACGGTCGTTTGGTAGAGGCGACTACTATAGGTCGTCACGGGAAACCGCAACACTTGCAGCATCAGATCGACGATAAAGTCCTGATAGAGCAACCCTGATTCGATCTTGTTGTCCCGGTAGTCGTCATACGCGTGCGCGGTCATGCGGACACCGCCGCCGGTTCGTTTCCCCATGCGCGCCATGGGTCCGGCGGATCACGCCGCGCGAACAGTTCCACGCGGGCGCCACGCGGGTAGAGTTCATCGATGATTTCGCGGAAGCGTTCAGGTTTTTGGCTATGCACGTCGGACCGTTCGATCGTCACCACGGAGTCGATCAACGTCGGCACGTCCGGCGTGCAGGATCCCCGCGTGCAGATCAATAGGAGTTCGTGCCGAACGCTGTTGTAATGCCCGAAATTGTGTCGGACCTTATCCCACACGAACGATGTTTTATAGGTGAATCCCCACGCGTCGACGACCGCAAAGCATTCCGCGAGCAGCGGCGACGTGACCCACAAAAACAGCACCGCATCGCCATCGACGATCTTGCGTACCGGCATCGCACACAGTTCCTTGATTGTCATCGACGGGTAATGACGCGCAACGTGCCCGTAATTGTCGTCGTTGATGACCCCGCTGTTGCTGTAGGACCACGGTGGATCGGCGTAGATCACACGGTACGTATCGGTCGTGGGTAACACGATCGTCGGACGACGCGCCCGTTCCACTTCCCGCAAGGCTTTCGCAACGCTCGCCGTGCCCTCCTTGACTTGCTCGAATTGCTCGACCGGCAACGACGCGAGTTTTTGCGCGAGGGCGGATTCTTTCTTCGTCAGTCCTTCGTCGGCCAGCGTTGGCGGCGCGTCGAGTAGCGGTACCTTTTGAGTACCGCTAGTGCCGCCGCCAAGTCGACCCGCGCCGCCTTTGTTGCGTTCCGTCTGTTTGAGAATTTCGCCCAACCGCCGCAACGCCTCGACCTTGACCGCGTTGGCGAACCCAATCGATTCCTGCCCGAGTTTCTGCTGGCGCGCGTACACTTTGGCGGCGGTCGCGAGATCGGCAATCTGTTTTACCGCTTGAATCGTTTGTGCTTTGGCCAGGGCGGATCGTGCGATGTCGAGTCGCGCCAGCACCGGATCGCGACGCACGATCGCCAATTCGCGCGTCACGCGTTCACCCCTTCCGCCATCGACGCGCGCCGGGTCGCCACGATGCGATACGCCGTCACCAATGCGAGGAATTCCCGAAAGTCCGTGGCGCCGACATACGGGTGCAGGGAAAATGCGCCGTCGGCGCGTAACTCGACGCCGTATCGCCGCAACGCGCCCCGCGACGACGCCAGGAAGGACGCCAGCTCCGGATCGTCCCCGTCGGCGGACCAGTCGAGCGCCAACGCGTAATACGCGGCGGTCTGTAAGTCCTTCGCCACGTCGCGCGGGTCACCGGTCGCGAAGTCCAACAACACCGGTTGTCCGTCGAGGAATCCGAAACAGTCCGCCGTCCCGGCCACCTTGTAGCGCCGCGACGCGATGCGGCGTTCGTTCAACACCGCGCGAAACCGCCGCACGTTGGTAAACCGGACCCACGCGCGGACGTACGGATAGCACTCCGGAAAGTCAGCGGCGAACCTGTCGAGGTCGAGATCGTGTTCGTTGTAATAGTGGACCGCCGCGTGGACGTGCGTCCCGCGCATCCTGGCGGTCTCGAGGATCGGCGCCGGGACACTCGAAAAGTCGATCACCCCGGCATGTTTCAAAATCTGCGTCACCGACGGGACGCGTTCGCCGTCGAGGGTGTACGCGTGCGCCACCGGGTCGAATTCGAGTGGCGTCATACGTCGTCGCCGTACTTGATCAGGGTTGCGTACTCGATCGCGGTCAACAGTCCGTCGGCGTATAGCGCCTCGCGCATGTGATAGACCAACCGCCACAACCGCCGGTAGTCGGGAATCGCCGCTAACCGGCGCTCCGTTTCGGCGCGGTTCGCGTCGATGATTAACGGCGCGTATGCGAAACACGCGCGGTGTAATCGTTTCGGGAGTCGACCGGCGGCGGCGGTCATGATTTCCGCGTCGTCCAACGAGAACCGCATCACGTCCGCGCGCTGTTCTTTTGCGTCAGCGACCGCCGCACGACGCGCCCGGTTCGCCCGAACGCGGACGTTGGTTTTCATCCTTCCTCCGATCGGTCGTTTCCGTCCCATCCGGCGACCGCGCTGCGACGCTGGACGACGCGCGGCGCCGGGGTCGGCGGGTCCGGGTCCGGCGGGATGTCGCGCAATTCCTCGACCGTCCGCAGGCCTTTCAACACGTCGGGAAACGCCGCCCGCGCGGCGAACCCCAACGCGCGCCACCCCAGCATGCGCGCCGGGTACGTTTGCCACGGTCCGTCTTTTGACCAGAGCCCCGCGCGTTTGGCGTCCGCGATCGAAAACGTCGCGCGGAACAGGCGCGGGTCGGTCGTCACGTCGCGGGATCGCAACCGTTCGAACACGCACACGGCGCGCGTCGTGTCGTGCTTCAAATCGTCGGCGGTCAACACGTCGACGCGGTGATACAGGACGATGGCGGCGTCGTCCTCCGGAGTCGGCGGCGCCATACCACGCGTCGGGTCGATCGCGACTTCGTAAAACTGGTCATGTCCGCCGTACAGCGGCGACGACATCACGACGGCGGGGATCCCGTCCCCGAACACCCCCGGTCGTCCGTTGATGACCGCGATCGACTGCAAGGCGGTCATCGGCGGCAACCCGATTTCCACCCCGATTTGGATCGCCACCAACACGTCGGCGGGTTTCCCCCGGTAGTCCTTCGGGACCAGCATCGACTGTGCGGCGGCCTGCGACCACCGCCACGCCTCGTCGAGGGACGCGGGCGCGACCGCGAACGCGATCGGCTGGTCGTCGCGCGTCAACGGCCGCGCGGCGGGGAGCGGCGTTGTCTGCAGTCCCGTGGCCGGTTTAGTTGGCGGTGAGTTCGGTTCGTCCATCGTCGGGATCCCTGAGCGGGTCGGCCGCGTTGGCGGTCACCCCTTCCAACGCGTCGAGGATGTCAATCATGGTGTTGAGTAACCGCCGTTCCGGTCGCGACAGCTGCAACACGTCGATATGCACCGTGATCGCGATTTCCCCCGCGCCAATGGCCACCCGTCGTGTCGATTTCATGCGCTATACCCCCGTTCGAGTTTGCGGACCCGCAGTTCCAGACTGGCCAACAGCGACGCGCGGCGGCGGTCGACCACGCGCCACGCGATCGCCATCACGGCGGCGCCGGTCATCACGCCGCACGTAAACGCCGCGACCGCGACCACGACGCTATCCACGGCGCGCCGCGTCGGTCGGGTTGACCCGGTCCGCGATCCACCGGTCCACGTCGCTGGCGCGCCACCCGACCGCGTACCCGGACAGCTTCAACGGGCGCGGGAATCCGCCGGACGCGACCAACCGGTACAGCGTCGAGCGTTTGATCCCGACCCGCGCCAGGACATCCGGCAGGCGCAAGATCACGTCCCCGGTTAGCGTCGCCATGTGCCACTGGCGGTCGCGACGATCGGCCCAAAGCCGGTCGCGTACGCGTCCCGAAACACGCGCCCGTTGATGACAATCGACACTTGCAGCAGCGGCGTCACGCCGACCGCCGTCACCGCGTTGGCCGACGCCTCCAGGAACAGGAACACCGCGTCGTCGCTGGAGCGCACGGACGCGACGTACGGCAACCCGTCGGCGGGCAGGACCGTCAGCCCGTCGATCGAGTTCGTGTATTTGATCAGGACCGGCGCGCCGCCGACGTTCCCGCTCACGCGGTATTCGATCGTGTCCGCCGTGGTCGGCGCGGTCGGGGTCGCCGCGATCGGCGGCGCGGTGTGATCGTGGCCACACGCGGTGCACACGACGACCGCCACGACCGCTAAGGCTGGTCGGATTCCCATTCGTCCTCCGGAGCGCCCTTTACGGGTGGCGCCGTCGTTCGCGTTTGATGGCCGCGCGCACGCGCGGGTTCGGACCGAATCGGAGCAACGCCGGATCAACGCCCAACGCGTACGCCAGGCGGGCGCGGTTGCGGGCGGTCGTGGTTTCTCCGGTCGTGGTTTCGAGCGTACAGATCCGCGATTGCGAGATTCCCGTCCGTTCCGCCAGTTCGGCTTGCGTGATCCCGGCCTGTTTCCGCGCGGTCACCAACCGCACGTAGCGAGCGGGCTGGCGCGGGGTGTGGCGCCGGTCCCCGCCGTCGTCAGTATTTTGACG